GTAACCTTCAAAATGAGGGCTATATAATGTCACTGCAAGGCATGATGGTCCACGAATGTGATATTTACCATTTGCAGAAAAAAGAGCAACCAGGTAAGTATGGGCAACCAGGAGAGATTGTATATTCCTACAATGATACTCCTGATATAGCAGAACAAAGCTGCTACTTTATAGAAAGTACAACTACTTCTATACAATCGGTACCAAACCAATTAAACAATCAAGAAATTAGAGTGTTGTTTATGCCAGATGCTGATGTTAAGCATAATGACAAAGCAATCAAAAAAGATACGAATGTAACTTACTATATACGCAATCCTTTTCCAGTGATGAATCCATGTACTGGTGAGGTTACACATATAAAAGCCATAGCAGAGAGGAAGAGTGAGCCATGGCTAGCCAAATAACGACTAGGGGATTCCGTGAGTTCAGTGCCAAGTTGAATCGTATGGCAAATGGACTGGATCAGAACGTTGCTTTATGGCTTGAAGCTAGCGGATTTCAGTTTTTAGAAGAGGTTCAAAATCAAATTATTTCATTAGCAGTTGTTGATACAAGACGACTGCTAAATTCGTTTGATAAAGGCGGAGACGGAAACGTATGGCGTTCCTCTGATGGCGGTTTAGTGTTAGAAATAGGGACGAATGTTGATTACGCTAAACTTCAAAATGATGGGTGGCAGCAGGTAAGAAGGTTCGTTCCTGGTAGATGGGAAGGACATAACTTCGAATATGATCCACACGCTCCAACTGGAATGATGCTAACTGCTAAATTTATTGAAGGCCGTCCGTATTGGGATAATGCAGTTGCTATTTATGAACGTATGTTTCAACGTTCATTTGACCGCCAATTTAAGCAATGGGTACAGAATGGAGCGAGATAATTATGTATGAGCAAATACATGGCTCTATGAAAGCTTTTGTATATGACAGTTTACCTACTAATACATTTGCTTATCATGATCAAGTTCCAGAAGAACTAGTTATTCCATCGGTATATTATCCGATTTTATCTATAAATGATGATAAAACTTCAAAAGATCATTACACCTTACTATATACGATGGTAGTAAGGTTTTTTAATGTAACGACAGATAAGGCAATGCAAGCAGCTGAAAAGGTTGCTAATAAAATCAGAAGCAACGGTTACACAGTACAACTTCGTAATGAAGATGGTAGTGAATCGATTGATAGGATTTATTTTCGAAGAGTAATAACCGCTCCAAGTGGGGTTGGGTCTGCACAATTAACAATGATTTTTGAATACCAACAAGCTTATGTAAATTAAGGAGCGTGAAATATATGGCTGAAACAGCTGGAACAGTTAAGAACAAAATGTACCGTGGTGATGAATTTATTATCGCTGCAAAAATAAAGGATCAGACTAATCAATCCATATTAGTTAGACCATTTGATCAAACCGAAGACTCTCATAATATTGAGGCTGATGAAATTGAAGCGGAGTCTAAGGATAGATCATATTCCGATTATGGAAAAAGAAAAGAAACTCGTTCATTCTCTTGTACATTAGCAGAAGGAGATCCATATTATCCTGCTGTTAAGGCTGCAATTAGAAATGGTGAATATATGGAGATTTATGAAATTAATATGAGAACGAAAGAAGCCGAAGCAGGTAACTATATGATTACTTCTTTTGAACGCTCTTCATCTAATGGAGAATTTGTTTCTTATTCAGTTGAAGTTAAATTATCTGGATCTGTAAGAACAGAAACACTAACAGAAATACCTAAAGGTGCAGGTCAGTAAAGGACGGTTTTTATCGTCCTTTTTAAATTTGAAAATAATATCCGATTAAGAGGAGATTGATATATATGCGTTTTGAAATTGATAAAAAAGAATACGAATTAAAACTTACATTTGGAAACATCTATGAATTAAATAAAAAATATGAAGGTGGTTCAAACGAAGTTGTAATGGCTTGTATGCAAGGGGATCTAGAGTTGTTTGTTGACGCTATCTACTTTGGATTAATGCATACAAAAGAAGGATTTACACGCGATAAAGTTATGGAGAACATTGAAAAACAATTTGAAGAGGGGAAAATCTCTCAAGAGTTTATTGAAGAACTTTTAAATGAGGTGGTAGCAGAAAGTACTTTTTACCAAAAGACAACAAAAAAGTTGAGAAAACAAATGAAGAAGCAGTATCTAGCCAAGAATCCAGAAGCAGCGGAGAACCCAGAGATGATGGAAATGGTATAGGAAATGTTCGGGAAGATCGAAGAGTAAGAGAATTTACCCGCGAGGACCTAGATAAAATTCAGCAAGATGGTTTTAGATATTTAAAATTATTGCCTAGCGAGGTTATGGAACTTACCCCTCGTGAATTCGAAAATATGATGATAGGTCGGAATGAGCAGCACCTTGATGAGTTGCAAACAAATAGCGTGTTTGCGCTTATGATGCGTGTAGCCTATCATCACGATCCTAAAAAGAAATTGAAACCAACTGATTTATTCGACCGTAATAAGTTGAATGGAGAAAATAATCAAGAGTTAACTATTGAAGAAAAAATGCAAAAAGCGCAAGAACATATGCAGTTCTTACAAAATCTCAACTTCGATTAGAAAGGAGGGAGAGATTTGGCCACACAAGAAGAATTAGTTGTTCAATTTAGGGCTGAAACCGATCAAATGCGTCGTGAAATTCAACAGATGCGTCGTGAAATGAACGATTTTGTCACATCAACCAGTCGAAGCTCCAGAGAATATCGACGTAGTATTGAAAATATGGGGAATGCTAACAGTGAATATAGTCGTCGATTAAGGCAAATGAAATACGAACAACGAGAAGCTATGAAGCCCCATATTGAAGAATTAAAACGAACTAAACTCGCTTATTTGGATGCTGCTATGAGTATGGCAACATACTCTGGTAGTGCTCAGGATTTAATTGCTCAAGTTAACAAAATTGGTAAGGCAGAAAAAGCAGCGAATGATGAAATTATGAAACTAGACAGAATGAAACAAGCTAGTATTTTGCAAACCATCGGCATGTTGAACAATATGTCTACAACATCAAGTAAACTACAGGGTAACTTACAACGTATGGGAAATCCATTATATAACATTTCTAGAGGTGCTTTAGCAGCAACAAATGCAATGGAACGATTGGCTAACAGAAGCAGTGCTGCTCAGTTAGCTTTAGAATTTCTTGGACCTACTGCGAATATGAAGCAGTTAAATGATCAAATTCGTATTATTAACCAATCTGTTATGGGAATGGGACAAGCATTTTTAGTCGTTGGTGCTGGAGCAGTTATGTTTTATGGCAAGTTGCATAAAGCTAATATGGAAATGAACCCTAAATACGCAAAAGCATATAAAGACATGATGGAGTCACTTACTGAAGCGTTACAACCGATGAGAGATGCATTTGCTGCTTTAATGATACCTATTTATAATTTTGTTAACACAATGGCAAAAATGGTCATCGCATTTAACGAAGCACATCCTACTTTAGCAAAATTCATCCAAGGGACAATGATGCTAGTTCCAGCCTTAACACTCCTATTGCTGCCATTAGGTGCAGGAATGGGATTATTAAAAGGGTATAGAGCAGCGTTTGCTGCTTTATGGATGATTATTAAACCGGCGGTAATGGTGTTAGCTATGGCAAGTCCCGTAGCTTGGGCGCTAGCAGCTGCAATAACAGGTTTAGCTTTAGGGTTTACTTATGCTTATAAAAATATAGAACCATTTAGGAACGCAGTAAATAACGTAATAACCGTTTTTAAAGCGTTTTGGCAAGTTTTACAAGGAAATAGTGATGGTGCAGCTAGTATGCTCACTTCACTAGGAATGTCACCAGAGAATACTAGAGCGATCATATCATTTGGTGAAACAGTTCGAGGGGTAATTGAAACAATTAAACAAGTTTTTTCAGGCTTTGCAGTATTCATGCAAGGCATTTTTGCGTTGTTCGCAGGTGATGAAGAAAACGGAACAGCGTTATTAAAATCACTAGGGATGAATCAGACGACAATTACAACGGTTGTTAACACTGTATCGTCTATCAAACAGGCAATAAGCGAATTTTTAAGTGAGATATGGTCCTTTATGACTGCGATAGGAAACCAAATAGCTCAGTTTTGGTTAGAAAACGGCAGTCAGATAAAACAAGCCTTTTCCGATTGTTGGTCCGTAGCGAGTGAAATAATAAAGACGATAATGCCAATTATCGTCGCTGTTTTCCAATTTGCGTGGCCGATTATTAAAGAGATTGTGATCGGAACGCTAGAGGCGATACGTGATTTTATACAAGGAATTCTAAAAGTTATACTCGGAATCGTGAAAGTTTTTTCATCCCTTTTTACTGGCGATTGGGCTGGAGTTTGGGAAGGGGTTAAGGAAATTTGGTTTGGAGCACTAGAAGCGATTTGGGGATACATGCAATTATGGGGTGCTGGGAGAGTCCTGAAGTGGCTTGGGAAATTTGGCGATGACATAGGTCGGTTATTCGGTAAGTTTTGGGGAGATATAAAGAAAATTTGGAATGATGCACTTGCAGATTTATATGTATTCTTTGGTTCGAAATTAGAAACTATAACCCGCCTAGCTCAAAGTTGGGGCGGTATGTTCAAAAATTTCTTTGTTGGAATTTGGGACGCTATTATAGGTGGAATACAAAACAAAATGAATAATGTAGTTTCAGCTATTGGATGGGTACTAGGGCAAGCGGTAAATACAGTCCAGCGTTTTGTAGGCTACTTTTTCACGATTGGCCAACAAATGATTTCTGGTCTTATTAATGGTATTTATAGTTACGCCAATAAACTAATAGATCAGGTGTTTAATATTGGTCGTTCTATAAAAGATACTATTACTGGATTTTTCCGAATCCACTCTCCTTCACGTGTGATGAGAGATATAGGGGTATACGTAGGTCAAGGTTTGGATCAAGGAATGGATAGTATGATAAATCCTCTTGTGCGTACTGCATTAGATATGGCATCTGCTGTTAAAGATGGATTTTCCAGTTTGACAGATTCAATTCAGATGGGTGACATTCTTCCTGGTAATGTAGTAGCTCCTGTGATTCCTTCAATTTCAGGAAGTTACAATGCCCCATCATATGTATCTGGTGTTAATTCATCATCAGATTTCGGGCAACAAGCAATGATTAACTCTCAATCAGCTAATGTTGCAAGTCAAAATGATAATAGGTTAGTAGCAGCTGCAGTTAAAAATCTAGGTGACAAATTAAATAATCTACAAGTTGTTATGGAAGGTGAAACAGTAGGACGTATTGTAAGACCTCATGTAAATGAAGGGAATGCAGTCGAAAACACAGTAAGGAGGTATTTCTAATGGACGTGCAAATTACAAGAATGAATGGACAAACTATGAAACTATCTGATATAAACGTTCAGGTGCAGGACTTCCGTGTTGGATCAATAGAAATACGCCCTACTTATTTAGATGTAGAAGGGACAAATGGAAGAATTCATACAGGATCTACTTACGGGGTGCGGACTATAACCGTACCTTTTTATTTTAAAGGACAAGATTTATTAGATTTTGCAATGATACGCGATAAATTGTTTGAAGTGATAACTAGTGTAGAACCATTCTACGTACGGGAGTTAAGACGTTTAGAATATCAAAATGGAGATAATTTATTCGTTGGTGGAAAGCGATACAAAGTACAGTTATCTTCTACATTTGATACAGACCAGCAATTTAAATATGGATTTGGGGAGTTGCAGTTCGAAACAACTGACTTACCATTTGCAGAGTCAATTGGTAAGTCTTCTGATATTCAACGGGATGGAGTCACTTCAACAAGTGGCTTGTGGGGAGTTGGTATGGGGATTATCAGTGATCCTGCTTCAAAGATATATAAGCACAAAGCCGTAGCAGGGCAACACTTTTTCATCTATAATCCTGGTAACGTTCCAGTCCATCCTTTTGAACAAGAGTTAAAAATAACAATTAGTGACGTAGCAGGTAGCACTGTAGGTTTTATGCTTAAAAACTATACCAATTTTAGCACAGCTACGATAACTTCCCCTTTATATATTACAGACGCTATTATTTATTCAGGACCGAATATAGGTAGGAACGGGTTATCTTTTTTAAGGAATACAAAGAAAGACTTCATTGAACTAGTACCAGGATGGAATACCTTAGAAGTGTTTAATTGCACCTCAGCAACGATAGAATTTGATTTTAGGTTTTACTACAAGTGAGGTGATTTAATATGTATGTACGTGATTTAGAAAATATAGAGTATGTCACACAAATAACCTATCTAATTGAAGAAGAATTAAATGGGAATAGCGTGTTTTCTGCAAAGATCCCTCCTAATAAAGTGAATTTAACATTTCTTAATAGACTCTCAGAAATGTGGACTTTAGTCGATGATAATGAAACGGAATACAAAGTTGTATACCTGAAGAAGCAGGGTGAAGGGCAAACATTAACTGCTGAGATTAAGGCGGTACCGAAATTTTATGATGACTTCGACAGTGGTCGTGTGTATGAAGAATATAATCAATCTTTTACTGCGAATGCTTGCTTTGCAACTATTTTCAATGGAAGTGGCTATGTTTATCAATTGAATGGTAGTTACAACTCGTTACAATGGGAAGGATTCGGTGGCGGATCTACCCGACTTGAAATGTTTAAAGATGCATTGAATCGTTATGGAGCAGAGTTCAGAATTCTAGGGAAAATTGTAACCATTGAACCTCAAATCGGATCTGACTTAAACGTCATGTACCGCCATAGATTGAATGCTTCTAATATAGTTCAAGAAGTTGATGCATCAGGATTTTGGACATACGCTAAAGGTTATGGCGATTTCACAGAAGAAGATGGATGGCAAGGTGCTAAATTGATTCGTGAGTATACATCACCGCTTGCCAGTATTCCTGGAATTGGTGTACGTCACGCTCCACCTTTAAAAGATGGTCGCATAAAATTATCTGCAACAATGGATAGTGGTTTAAAAACGATTGTGAATGAAAGTTTAAAAATTAGCGTAACTGCTGATATACACGATTTAACGAAACAGAAATACCCGATTGCTCAGAGTGGACTTGGTGATCGGGTATTTCTTATCGATGAAAGAATTGGATTGGATGCTGAAGTACGTGTTGTAAATCGGAGTGTATTACGTGATTGGCGCGGGAATATACTGGATGTTCAATTGACCTTTGGAAATCAAGACATTACCAAAAGGTATCAGTCTAATTTAGATCATGCTACTAAAACAATTAATGATTTGATAGAAGGAAGAGAAAAGCTCCCGATCAACGCGATGGCAGCAGAAGTAGCCAATGTTACGAATATGATTTTAGGCGTAACTAGTGAATTAGATATCACGTCACAAGGGTTAATTGCAAAGGATAAGAACAATCCAAATTATGTCGTAGTCTTGAATAGTGCAGGATTAGGTGTAAGTACAGATGGAGGAACAACCTTTAGAAATGCAATTACAGGCAGAGGTATAGTTGCAGAACGGATTTTAGCGGGAGAAATTAAAGGTTCTACACTGCGCACTGATAGTGGATCTAACTACGTTCACATAGAAAAGCAATTCATCCGTTTAATGGAGTCGAATTTAAGTCGAATGTTCCTTGGTTACTACTATGTAGATGGCAAGGTCCAACCTACAATTTTACTTCATGAAAATATAGACTCCGCAAATTTTAAAGATGGAACAATGGTTATATCACAACAAAACCTTGTTGGTGACTACATTGCGAATATGGGTATTACAAAAGGTTATGATCTTTCAGGGAACCCTTATTATCCGTCATTACTAAGGTTATACCATAATGGAAACATCTTCTTGACCGGAGATAATATTACATCTATTACAGGTAAGCAAGGTATTAAATTAAATTCTGATAACGCAAGTACCAGAATTGATGCGAGGAATATCAATCAATACGCAAGGAATGGGGTGTATACCGTAGAAGCGACAAACGGAATAGCTTTTACAACTACATCTTCTTCGTTTTGGGTTGAAGCGCCAGTAGCGACGTTCAAATGCGGATTGCGAGCGGATGGTGTTAACGTATACGATAATGCAGTTGATTCTACAGGGACAATCAGATATATGAATGGTTATAAAGGTTGGGGATTTTATGGGCATATCGGTTCGCAAGGATGGGCTTACTTTACATTATCTTAGGAGGGATTAAAAATGGAATACAATTATTTAGGCGTTTTAGTGACAGTTGGAGAAGATGGGACAGTAAAAGTACCATTAGATAAATTATCCGATATTGGCGTTAAACCTGGTGATGTAGTTGAGATTTTCTCAGATCATGACCAGGTTTATTTACGTAAAACAGATACATTTTGTGAGTTGTGCAAAAAGAATGCGCATTTGCATAAGCTAGGTACATTAAATGTATGCTCTAATTGCTTAACTAATTTACAACAACAAGCAACACAAGTATCACAACAATAAACGAGGTGAGTCGATTTGGCAGAAATACTTAAAATAAGAGAAATAACAATTGATACCATGCAACAAAAGGATTTCAATATAAAAGAAGAGGAACTAAAACTCATCCGGTTTTACCAGAATGATTTAAACTCTGCCAAACTATTAATCAATGTTACTCACGACAAAGTAGTAACAGATTTTTCATCAGCGACAAGTGTACAAATTGCATTTTTAAAGCCAGATTGTAAGCGAGTATTCCAAGATGTACAGAATGTAAATCAAATGCAGGGTAAGTACTATGTTGTTTTAAGTACACAAACTCTGATTGCCTATGGTAATGTCATTGCACAATTGAGATTTACTTTCCCGAATAACAAAGTAATTGAAACTTGCAAATTCGCATTTACAGTAGATGAATCGATAATGTCTGACGATGCAATGAAATCTACAAATGAATTTCCGGTAATCCAAAAAGCAATTGAAGCAGGTAAGAAGCTTGAAGGTGTAGATATTGATGGCATTATTGCAGCAGGTGAATTAGCAAAGGGAGCATTACCCCAAACAGGCGGTACTATGACAGGCGATTTAAAATTGACTAAATCACCTACAAGCGCTCGTTATATAGAGTGGCAAATTGATGGTACTCCAAACTTCCGAGTAGGACAAAACTCATCTAACAACTTTGTATTCTATGATGTTGTTAACAATGCTATCCCTCTAGAGTACAAGTGGGATACTAGAAAATTACAAGTCAACTCATCAACAGTCGGTGGCTTCGATGTTAACTGTGACACCAATCTACTGAAGAAATCAGGTATCTACAGCACGGCGTGGAAGCCTGACGGTTACGGAAACAACATCCACGGAGGAGACCTTAATGCCGTAAATGATACAGGATTCTATTTTGGTAACAACCTCATAAATTCACCTGACGGATCAACTGCTTATTTCTCTGTACAAGTCCAACGAGCTAACGCATCTAGTTTTATACAGCTTGCTTTCAGGTGGTCTGCACCTCAAGTGTATTATCGTACAAAGGTAAACACTGGAGATTGGTCATCTTGGAAAGAGTTGGCGGACAAGGATAAATCTGTGCAGAAAACAGGAGACACTATGACAGGTGCACTTCTCATGAAAGGTAGTAACGCTATTGTAGATTCTGACTCATCAGGTATTATCCAAGGTGGAGGAAGTACTGGTAAGCGTTGGAGAATGTATCAGTCAGGGAATAGTGAATTGTCTTTTGTGCCTAGTGCGACAAATGGAGGTAGTGATTGGGAGTGGAATAAAGCATTCAGAATAAAACCTGACGGGAGTGTCTCAACCCCTAAAGACTTAACAATTGACCTAGTTATCACTAGTGATTTCACTCCTACAAGTGGGACGGTTCAGAATATCGTGAGAAGAGGAAATACTGTCACTTTGATGTTGGACGTAAATCGAAATGCTGATTCAACAAATCCTATAGTGACAACACTTCCTGAAGGAGTACGTCCTATAGGTTCACTCACTACAGATATAGCATCAACGGATGGAACTATGTCGAGATTATTAATTAGATTCAATGGAGAAATCCATTTGGACACTAAAGGAAAACGTTACAGAATACTTCAGACTTTTGTGACTCCGTAAAGAGGAGGGAGTTAAATGACTCAATACTATGGATACTGCTATAACTCTGAAGGGGAATTTACTGAAATGATTCCCTTGGAAGAGAAAACGATTTATGAGAAACAAATCTTATACCGAGAAGAAACGAAAGAGATTGTCACTGGAGAGAAACTTTGTGCGCTTCACCAATCTATTGAGAATGGCACTTATGAGCCTGATCAGGAAAATGAAGAAGAACCAATCAGTAAATATGATTGCTCTGATTGTGTAATGGAACGTGTTGAGTATGAAACTATTAAAGTGCCATACGAAGAAGATGTAATTGTAGGTTATGAACCGGACATTCCTGAAAATTGTACTCTAGAAGTTTGTCCTGATGGAATTTATTATCCATTATTTAAAGAGGGAAAATGGGTAAAAACAGTAGAACCAAAACCTGAGGAACCAAATCCTGAAGAACCTTCTGAGTTAGAAAAAATCAAACAACAATTAGCTGATATTCAGAAAGAACTCGAAGATATCAAAAATCAGAAACCACCAACCCTTGATGAAACAGAAGTACCAATAGCCTTTGCAGCGCCTACACAAGATACACCAGATTATGAACATGAAATTAATAAAATAAAACAAGTCATTACAGATTTAGGAGAGCA